TATCAGCTTCGAAGCGCCAATCTTTGGAGCCAAGGGCTTATTTACGGCTACAACAGCGCCGACGATAGCTCGGCGAAGCTTCTCCCCATGATGTCCATAACCGAAGATGACAAAGGAAGCATGTCATGCGTCTTCGGCCGTCTCGATGATTATTTCAATATTTGAAAGGAGGCATAGATCATGTCAGAAACTAATACAATCGAACTAATAAGAAAAAACGGGCAAGCCTCCGTCAGCGCTTATGATGATGCCGTCATATTCCATGCCGCCATAGGCCATGATTGGACCAATTCGACTAGGGGAATCGTTTTCAAAAGCGTTTACAAAGAGTTCGGATGGTCTATCGACACCGTTAATAAAAAACTCTCAATTTTGGCAGGTTACGGGCAGCTTTATGGCCGCCAATTCAAATTGGCTTCCGGTTTGACTTACGATATTTCCCTTGCCACTTTGGGTGCTACTTATTTATTGGTTTACGTCGAGATAAACGCCTCGGTCAATCCGGAAACTATTGCGATAAAAACAATTTTCGGGTCAGGGATTCCTAGCCCCGGAAACGTTGACATTTATGCCAGCGCATCTGGAATTGCGACTATGCTTCTTTATATTTTTTATTGGACCGGATCATCTCTTAGTCTTTTTGCTGATTATCGCCATATCCGTGAGCCTGGTACTTCTGAATCGGCTTTGTCAATACCGGCTGAAGGCTATATCAACGGAACTTTGGTTGAGGATCTTGTTGAAAATGGAACCGGTTATGTCAAAAAAACAAGAGTAGCCGATGTGGCCACAACTGCAGCATCGATGGGGCCGTCCGGCAATACAAACCAAATCGATGAAAACCTTAAATTCACAAACAAAAACTGCCGAATGCTTACGAGCCATATATGCATTTTTAATTCTTCGAGCGAGTTGGCTTCAAATGATTCCGCTGATTGCATTATAGATTCTCTCCCGACTGGAACTATTGTTGGATTTTTCGTTAATATCGTTGGCGAGAGGCCGACCGGATCATCGACTTATGCAAATTTTTATGCCGATGGCTATATTGCGAATGGCATTACTGAATTTTATTGCACTTCCGAGACGAGCAATGCTGTAACCAACAACAATGGAAGAATAACTTTTCTTCAAACAAATCCATCATGCTGGGCAAAAATAACAATTGATTTATCACATAAAAAAGTGACGATACAAGCTTTAAATAACAATCTTCATTCTTTCAATATTACTTTCGCTATCTTGGCGGGAGGTGTTTAATGGCTAATCTTGAATTGGTAACTAAAAACGGGGGAATTGCCAACGCTTTCAGCGATTCCATAATTTATCATTCTATTTTCGGTGATGACAATAGAGCTCTGACTCGCGGAGTTATTTTCAATGGGATAGGATCTTCGCTTAGTGCTTTCGTTGACCAAAGTGGTAAAAAGATAACTATCGGGACCGGAATGGGTGCTTTATACGGAAGACAATTTGAAATAGTTTCTCCTATTGAGTTCGATCTCAGCGCATTAACAGGAATAAAATATTGCTTAATTTATATTGAAGTCTCTACCAAGAATGTTACCGCTCAAACGGCGAAGCTTAAATTGGCTTATGACAGCGGTGGTTATCCCACGATTCCAAATGCTGATATCTATTCAAGCGAATTAGGCATTGCCGTGATGCCGATTTGGCGCTTTATTCTAACTACCACTTCGTCAACGCCAATCTCAGCCTTGACTAAACTCTTCTTTGGTAAAAACCCCGGGCAGGTTTTCAAAACGAAAAGCCTTCAGGCGAGAAGCTTCATTTTTAATAACAAAGTTTCCGAGATCCAAGATCCCGGGAAAGATTACTGGCTCAAGTCTAGAAATGCTGACTTGGCAACGACTTCGGCAAGGTTTGGCGGCCATTTATTTGATGCATCTTTGAACATCGACAGTTCATGCCAGGCTTTCGCGATCGCCGACACCCAAAAGATCACTTCTGATCAGCACACGACTAATGATGGCGTTAGCGGTTCTTGCTGGCAGGATGGCGATGATGTGTCTTATAAACTTTATGATTTAACGCCTTCGAACAGCCAAGCAAAAATAAGCGGGTGGATGGTTTACATGAAACTTTCCACCGCCAAGTTTAATTGGGGATTTTTGGGCCTCGGATCTCACTGGGAATATGACGTCAAAGATTGGGTTACCTCATTTATCATTCCGAAATCAGGTCCGACGATTTATCTCGCACAAGATGCCTTAAACCATTCCATTTATGTTAAAAACGATCCTCCTGAAGCCGGAATTCAAATTTTGACAATAGTTCTTCCAAGCTTTCTATGCCGACAATTAACGGTTTTAGGTTTAAAAATAAATTTTTACCCTAAAGCCGAGATAATTTGCAAAAGTTCCTATCGAACTTATGGGGAGATTCATTTAACCCCTTTGTTGAATCTTATTTAGGAGAAAATCAAAATGGCAATCAAACTTCTCGAATCGATCAATTCTGAAAGCAACGACACCGTTCAGTATCCGGATGACGGCGCTCCGATAAACTTTCTTTCCGCTTACAAGAAAAACGGAAGGATTTTCGGAGCCTCCGTGACTATCAATGGAAAGGTTCTGACTATCTCTAAGGGTCTCTTAATTGCAAGGGGATTCCGCTTGGCAATTGATGGATCCACGGTTTTGCTTGATCTAACAAATTCGGCGATGCCGGCATCTCAAACAACTTTTAATATATTGATCTCCATCATCAGGACGGGGCATAACGCCACTTTCTCGGTTTCCTATCGTAATTCCTCGCTTTCCTATTCCACCGACGCCATCGATCAGGACGAGGGAACTTACGAGCTTAAAATCGGGATTTTGACTTTGAATTCTAGCGGCATCGTTGGCTATGCCGATGCGCTAACGACGATCGCTCCCCCTTCCTCAAGCGATTCGTCTTCCGGTGTCGGATCGATGCTTCCGCCCCCTGAGCTTGAGATCGTCTCAAGAAGGGCGGGAGGAGCTTATGGCGGTTATCTTGCCATCCGGAACAAGGGGGATTATTCCGGATATGCCACTAAATACTCGGTCCGATTCCAGCTTTTCCGATTCATGAGGAAGGCCAAATACCGCGAGAGAAGTGGGTCAACAAAGGTTTATCTTAGGAAAAGCGCGTTCGTTCAGCCAGCCGTCTCGTTGGGCTGGGGGACCGCTAAAATTCCGGTCATCGTCCTTCTTTCAGATCTTCAGACGGTGACGGTGACGGCAAACGGGACCTTCAGTTACATCCGGAAAGACATTGTTTGCCCGATTTCGAATTTCGTAACATCGATGTTCTACGTCCCCGGAACGACGAAAACAGCCGTCACTAATTCCACCAACGTTTACAGCATCCGATCCACTCGGTCCGAGAAGAAAAAGACGATCGGGCAATATGGAAAGCACGCCAAGCACAATTTCTTCATCTTCGCCTACAAAGTCTATCTCTACAGCGGATCGGCGAGAATAGCGGAAAGCCCATTCTCAAAAACGGTGGTGATAACCCCGAATTATCATATGAAAGTAGCGAATGGGGCTTCGACCGGAATCGCTGGAAAGTTCCGGATCCTGATTGAGTGACGAAAAATGGCAGGATCCTTTCCGGAGCTCCAATTGCCCCTATTAGAGGCTGATAAGGCGCCCGAGGCCATAAGCCTCCCGAGCCCGGCCTGTTAGGGAGTCTGGCCGTGAGCCGGCACCATTAAAGGGGCGATGTGGATCTCCGGAAAGGACCTTGCCTAAAATCCGATCAAATATTATTTCCAAAAATGTCAAACAAAAGGAGGCATTGAAAATGGAAAACACACTAGAAATTCAGCTCCATGAAACTGGAGAGCTCATCCCCGTAAAGGACGGATCGTCTTCCTTGGGGGTTGAGATGGAAAGCGGAGCGACAACTCTTCAGATTGATCTTCCGGCGTCGGCTTTCGGGATGAATCATTATCTCGAATTCGTCAAACCTGACGGGACGGCCGTTTCATCCGCCCCGCTGATTGAAACAACCAGCGCCGCAGGGATCCATTCGATCTCGCTCTCTGCCGGCAACACCATCACAGACATCGCGGGCCGCTACACTATTCAATATGTAGCAAGGTCTAAGGATTCGACGCCGAAGACGCTAAAGAGCAAAATCATCTATCTCGACATTGATCCATCCACCAATGCGGTGTCTTATATCACCGAAAGCGATCCCGATTTCATCGCTTGGGCCACCAAACAAATCGCGGAACTGACCGCGAAGGTGGGAGGGCTCGATTCCGACGAAAGCGACGATCCTGCCACCAAACAAGAATTGGGAGATGAATCGATTAGAGCTCAAGGGGCTGAACTGGACAATGCCGATAATTTGGCTCTCGAAACCGAAAGGGCTGAAGGAGTTGAGAGTGCTCACAGTCTTTCTTTGGCTGATCATGGCAATAGAATCAAGACTTTGGAAGATCTCATTATTTCCAACACTTTTTTCTATGGAATCAAATTCTACGATGGTGAAACCACAGGCGACCGCCTCGGATCGGCGGTTGGCCTCCAATCTGGCGTCAACGGCGGTGCCAACGATTTTGACCATATGCCTATTTTTAAAGACATAACAACCTACACCGATGCAAGCGGAAACAAAATTGTCAAAGTCGGGAAGGCCTTCTATTGCAAACGATTCCACAACGGAACCCCCGGAAATTCCGGATATTGGTTCGCGGATTGCATTTCTCCTTATCAGATCGACAGTTCGTGGGGACTGCATTATGCGTTCCTCGACAAAAACGGAGCCAACAGGGGCTATTTCACCATCGGGGCTTATTTCGCCTCTAAGAACGTCGCAAATACAAAATTGGTAACTGTTTCCGGGGCTGTCCCAGCGACGGCAATGACCCCAACGGCAGCGAGAGCCCTTGCGGCAACTGGGTCGGCTCATCTCGCTGAGAACCGGAAGTTCGACGCTTTAACTCTCTTGTTTAGGATCGAATTCGCGACGAACAACGGTCAGGGAGTTTTCAAAGGCATTTCGGATATCACTTGCCTTTATCCCGGTGATTATGCGGCTTATCAGCCGGCAGGATCCGGAAACATCATGATCTTTCCGTGCGCCGATTGGTTTTCCGGAGATGAGGCCGCTTGGGCCGCTGCCTTCAAGGTCGGCGCTTCTGTTAACGTTTGGGATGACAACGGAAGCGGATTCATCGGAGAGGTGGCAAGGCATGTCACCGCCATAACTTTTGCGACGGCAGCCAATCCCACGACCGGGGTTTCCGAAAGGCAGGTTCACATCACGATTAGCGGTTCGGCGATAAATCTTCAAAACGAAAATGAATATTACGCCAACATCCAAAATTACAACCCTTTCACGGGCCAATGCGATAATCTTTCCGGGTCGAGCGCAGAAGTTGTTTCTTCATATCAAGGCGTTCGTGCTTTCTCTTACAGGGGAATTGAGAACCTTTGGGGCGAGTTCTGGCAGTTCGCCGATGGCGTTTGCTTCGTGACTCATTATGCCGCCACAACGGAGGGCATAAGCACCAAACGATTTGAATGTTTTGACCCGTCGCATTATGACGAAATCGGGGTCGCATGGACAACCAACGTTGAAAGGGCATCTAATCTTCTTCCCCATTGGATTGTTTCCTACACCTATTACGCTCAAACGGCCCCTTCGGGATGGATCATGAACTTCGCCGATTATCCGGTTTCGGATTATTACGGTATGGACGTTGCTCTTTCCGGGGCGGGAAGCGATCTTACCTATATTCCCGATTACGTTTATATTCCGAATCCTTACACCTCGCCTACCGAATTTGAACGCCTTTTCGTTGCTTATCGGGGCGGTGGCGCCGGCTTTGGCTCTTTCTGCGGTCCTTGCTTCCTCTATGGCTCCTTTGATCCTTCGAACGACGATTCGGGTTTCGGGTTCCGGCTTTCTTATGATCCTTCGTGAGAGGATTCGTCAAGGGGAAACCTCCCCTTGACATGGATTTCGTTTGATCGATAGGGCGCGTCGCATGCAAAAGCGGTTCCCTCTGCTTCGGATCGGGGCGGTAACGCCGGCAATGGCTCTAACTGCGGTCCTTGCAACCTCAATGGCAACAATGATCCTTCGAACGACGATTCGAGATACGGGTTCCGGCTATCTTGTTTGATTTGTGGCATGCGCCATCCTCGCTGAATGCGGAAATTGGCTATGAAGGGGCCGGTTAGTAGTCTGAAAAGATCGAAAGCCGGCTGAAGCCAAAAGAAAGGCGGTTAAATCATGAAAAGAAAAGGCCATTTATTTGAAGAGATGCTTTCCGATGGATCCATTCGCGAAGCGATCAAAAACGCAAGCCGTGGAAAAATGGGGAAGCCGTCTATTCGGAGAAGGATTGATAATCTTGATGGCACCGTTCTTTCAATAAAAAATGTTTTATCCGAATCGACTTTCAAGCCTGCCGTGATGCAAACGATGACGATCAATGAGTATGGCAAGGAAAGGTTGATTAGCAAATCTCCTTTCTTTCCGGATCAGATAATCCATTGGCTTGTCATCGATGATTTGAGGCCTCTAATACAAAGAGGCATGGACAATGGCGTTTGCGGGTCGATACCTGGTCGCGGAACCAAAGAAGTGAAGAAACTGATCAAACGTTGGTTTTTGAAAGATCGGCGTGGCACGAAATGGTGCCTAAAGATCGACATCCATCACTATTACCAGTCTATCGACCGCTCAAAACTCATGTCAAAAATTGGCAAACTCATCAAAGACGAAAAAATGATCGATCTTCTAAAAAGCATTGTCGGAGATCCTGGCATCGGTATCCCGATTGGAACTTATTGGAGCCAATGGTTTGCAAACCTCTATCTTCAGGACTTCGACCATTTCATCCACGAGAAACTAGGAATCCACCATTCGGTTCGGTATGTTGACGATGTGGTTATCTTCAGTTCCAACAGAAGGAAGCTTGTCAAAGCCCAAAAAGCGATGGATATCTTCCTGAAGGACGAAGGTCTTGAGATGAAACCTAATTGGGCAATTTTCAAAACATCGGATCGGGATATCGATTTCGTAGGATGCCGCTTTCATCCCAACGGAAGAATCTCCATCAGAAAAAGAATTTGGCGTGTTGCCCGGAGAACGATTCTCCGGATAGCCCATCACGGTATCGGACTGCAAAGGGCAAGAAGGCTTATGAGCTACAATGGCTGGTTTCAGGGAACAAATAATTACATCATCAAAACAAAGTATCTTCCAAAGATGGATCTATTATCGGCTAAGTCGCTTATCGCACAGTCGGCAAGAGAAAAAGAAAATAATCCGAAAAATAAAGGAGGGATGCAGTATGCAAAATCTTAAAGGAGAATCCACAGTTGAGCCAAAAACTAAAATCATCGGCAAGAATTCTGTGGACATCAACACCAACATTTCGCAGGTAACCAAAAAAACCGGACGGGGAACTAACGCCAAAACGGAAACCATTTACGCCTACGACGTCACAAGGTACACGCTTCAGGAATACATCGAGAAGCTTTCCGACGATTCCACAACAACAAACATAGCTGTTGCAGAACTTTCAGATCTCGTTCTCACAAAGGAGGGATAATCATGGCAACCCAAAGCATCGAAGGCATCGCTAGAAACTACGCCAATCTCATTGAGCAAGGTTTTCGCACAATCGATTCCATCAAGAACACTCTCGTTAGAGATCGTGTTCAAGAAATGATCGACGAGGACAAGAAGCAAGTGGGGAAAAATGGAACCTGATGTTCTTCTTTTCGCCTGTATCTCGGCCGGAGGCACGCTCGTTGCCATTGGGATGAGCATTTATTCGATCTCCGCCTCCAAACGAAACCGGGCTGTCGGCCATGCAGTTTCTGATCAAAAGACAATCGATCAAATCGATCGCATTGATGAGCGAACTCTTGATATTAAATCAACCATGGATAAGCAGGATGATAAGATCGATGGCCTTGCCGTAAAGGTCGGACAGATCGAGGGCAAGCTCGGAATCAATCAGGAGGCCGCGCAAGCGACCGCCCCACCGTCAATCAAATAATCTAATAAATTCTAAACAAGCGCTGTCCATTTGGGAGGTCCCTTTATGGACACTAACATCATTCCAGAGATCATTGCCTTTCTTTCGAAATATGGTTTGCTCGTCGGCCTGTTGGCTATCGCCATCGCCGGTCTAACCGAACTCATCAAAATTCCTATTTATCGAGCCGCCAAGAAGTACCAGGCATCCACCGGCGTTGACAAATCGGTGATCACATGGACAATCACGCTTGTCGCACAGGCTTTGTCCGTTTTGGCCGCCATCATTATCGGCCTTGCTGAAACGGGTTGGAACGTCGGGGCCGTCGATTGGGCATCCATCAGCGCCACTGCCGTTTCCATTTATGCCGGATCTACCGGATTCTATGAAATCATCAAGAAGATCATCACGGCTATCAAAGCTTTTGTCTCTTCTCAGAAGACGAAGGCCCAGCAAGCCGCCAACACCGTCCTTGAGGAGGCCGCCAAGGCCGCCTCTACGGCCGAAGCGGCAGTTGCCTCCGCCAATACCTCATCTCAGGCTAAAACGGCTTTAGCCGCTGAAACCACGAAAGCCGAGAGTAAGGAAATCCTCGTAACGCAAGAAAAAACAACTTCCGGCTCCTCTTCGGCCGAAAGCAAAGAAGCGGAAACCGAAACTAAGAAGATTTGGTAATATGAAAGACCGCCTTCATCACACATGGAAAGACCATGTGAGAAAAGGCGAGTCTATGTGGAGGTTAAGGCGCCGATTCTGGAAAACCTATTATTCAATTTTGGAGTGGCTTGACTGGTGGCCTCCCCCGGAAGACTCGCCCAATCCTTACAAAGAAAAGCCTCCGTGATGAGCGGAGGCTTTTCTTATTTCGAGATATGCTCTCTTATCGATTTTCGGACTAGATCGACCTTTCCGCCATCGCCAGCATTGTCGAACGCCGAAATGACGTCGGCATCCGAATTAATGTTAAAGCGGAAAGAGAACAGTTTGGTGTTCTTTTTATTAAACTCCGCCGCTCTTTCGGCTTTTGTAATTTTCTTTTTCATAAGATTTTGCTCCATTCTTCCATTTCGGCAATGACGTCTCTCACTTTCGCTGTTTTCATGTTGGGGCGGTCTTTTTTAAATTGTTCTCTCATGGATTTCTTCTCTTTAGCCTCGCCGGCGTCGTCAAACGGATCATTGGCCAAGATCTTCTCGGTCTGAAGATCGTCGTAATACCAATCAATAATTGGCCGATATTCCGCATTCGCCCCTTGAGCGATAGCGATAACTCTAAATTCCGGAATCATCTTGAAGGATAACGGCGAACCGCGAAGCAATAGAATTTCGGATTCTGGGGTAAGAGTACCGTCTTTGATCTCTTCTTTGATTTCCTTCAGAAGATCGGAATAATCATATGAGAGATTCATTTGCACTCCTTCCATAATTTGGAATTCTTTCTAGGTTTCCCCGGGAGTTTTTTGATTATGCACAGACTTCCGAGGAGCTTTTGGCCGAAGCATCCGGAAACATCAACTTTCGAAGACTTTCCATTAGTCTCGGTCCAGCGTGCAATTCCGCAATGTTCGACTTTTTTCTGATAGTTTCGGAAGTTTCCTTCCCATGAGCAATAAGATACGAATGCGTACTTCTCAATAATGGTTTTGGGCTGAGGATTCTTTTTTTCTTTTTGCTCATGCGTCAAAGCCATAATCGTGGAGATCTCTTTTTCTTCGTTGAAGGCGTAGAAATCGGTTTGATTGAGAAATTTCCCAGTATGATGCCATTCAGAACGATCTAAGAAGGAGGCCTTCAGTTCTTCGGCCGATAGATCTTCGCAATGTTTTTCGGCATCAATGCCGTAGTGGACTTTTACGAGATCAAGGATTTCTGATTTCGACCATTTCGAGAGTGGCTTCTTTCCCTCAGAATAAGCTTCGGAAGCTCTCACGCTCATTGATTCGCCAATGTAGCCCGATTGATTGTATGTCACCATTTGGTTTTCCTCCTATGACCATGTATATGATAGCATATAATTATTTATATGCAAGCATATACTTTTATTAAAGGTTTATTCGATGTTTAATTAACATATAATAATTCAGTCAATTTATTTCCATTTCCTCCAAATTTCCTCCAAATTTCCTCCAAGAAAATAAAAAGTCTCGTGTTAATCGAGACTTTAAGACATATGGAGCAAGTGACGGGAATCGGACCCGCATATTTACCTTGGCAAGGTAATGTTCTACCACTGAACTACACCTGCAATGCGCTATAAGCGCGTTTGTAATTATAGAAGCGGCACTCTTTATTGGCAA